ACATAGCCAACAACTGTAGCAATTCTTTCTTTGTCTAAAGTTTGTTTAGCTAGATAAATTCCACCTTTAGTTTGCTCGGGTAAAGTAAAAGGTAATATTAAGACACGATAACCCGTTGGTTTGGGTAGCTTGTCTGCATGAGAGTCTAAATTGTCAACTGTGATTTCTTGAACGGGATCAATAGGGATCTCGTCAACATCAGTGCTGCCAAAATTAGCTACTCGGTCTGGAACAGTCTTAGTCATATGCATCCTCCATATTAGAATGTAAAGTTTGAATTTCCTGTTCACAGAAACTCAAACCTGCTATTTCACCGACTATCCTTTGGTATTGCTCAAAATTCTCAATACTTCCAGAAGCCAATGTTTGCATGAGAGCTTCTTTCCTCTCACGAAATTTACGAAGCAAATGCTCCGTTGCTAAGATATAGTCCATTAATTATTTAATAGAACGATACCAAAGAAGTCCTTTTGTCTGTCCATAAGCCGCTTTTACTTTAGCTTCTTCAGGTTTGTCTAAGCATTCACCTGCTTGAACAGATTGTGTTTTTGTTGTATCCTCTACGCTAGGAAAACTAGGAGACGCCTTTGTTTTCTTAGGTGACGGTGAAGGATATTTATCGTTATCGTAATAATCTCTCATTATTTTTCTCCGTTTTGTTTTCGAGTTTCTCGAACTGTTTTAACTAATTCCGTATAGTTCTTTTCTGCATCAACTTTAGCTCTTTGCTCTAGTTCTTGCAATTCTATTGCGGCTTTAGTATCTTGTACACGTAAATCAGCTTCGATCTTCTCACGTTTAATTTGTGCGTCTAATTCAGCTTTCATTGCGGCTAGTTGTGCATCTCTTTGATCGTCGCCTTCTTTTTGCATCAACTGTTCTCTTTCAAGTTGTAGTTGTTGTTCGAACATCTGTCTTTGTGGATCTGGTGTTTGCATTGCTGCTGCCATCGCTTGTGCTTGACCTGTAACTTGTTGTGTTGCTGCTTGTGCCATTAATGCAATCTCATTCATCATTTCAGGCGGCATTTGTCCTGCTTGTATTTCTGGTAACGGTTGTCCCATCGCTTGTTCTATTTGTAATTTATATAACATCGCTTGGTGTTCTTGTATATTTGCACCGATTGCTTGTGAAGCTACTGGATTTTGTTGGACCATAGGATTTTGCATAAACGCACTATGTGCTGCTATATAAGCTTCGTGGTTTTGAAACTCGTAAGCTCTAATCGGTGTTCCTGTTAAAACTGCTTGTTGTTCACTAATAGGATCACGTGCAGGTACTTCTTGTTCAGGTGGAAGTAGTGCATCAATATCTTTTATGTTTAATGCGATATACATTTTCTTATACGACTCACGTAAGTCGTGTAATTCAGGTGCGGCTTGTGCCATTTGTAATTGTGTCTGAGCTAATGTAATTCTTTGTGTCATACTAAAGATATTAGGGTCAGAAACTGGTATAACGTCTACAGAACCATCAAAATCCTGTTTAAATACGTTTTCGGAAGCACCTTGTACTTGATAAGGGTATTCAGGTGGTAAAAACTCACCAAATACTCTTTTTAGTATTTTAAACTCACATCTTTGTGCATAATGTAATCTTTTATGGATTGCGGACATTACTCGTTGTCCTTTTTCCATTAATGCTACGGTTGTGCCTACAGGAGCTTCGGAATTACCGTCGCCTGTCGGATTTTCTACGGTTGCTGCAAATCTTTTACCTGAATCAACTAAAGCACCTAGTAAGGTGGCTAATGTACCGCTTGGTTCTTTATAAGGCAGTGGTAAAAACGCGTCTTGTAATCGACCTCCAGGAGCATCGACATCACGCCACTCTCCAGGTTGTAACGGATCATCATGACGCTGAATATTTAGTCCTCTTGATTTAAATCCTGCGGGTAAATTAGAAAGCGTACCTGCATCAATCAACTGACGTAAAATAGAAGTAACTGATTTAGTTAATCCACCCATCATATGAATTAAACCAAAACCATAAAAACCTAATCCTGGAAGAAACTTATAATGAGTAAAATATTCAACTTTTTTACGCATAGGATCGTTTTGATCATAGTTAGGTCTAATCGCTAATACTTTATTATTATCTTTACAAATAGTAACGATATAGGGTAATGCTAATCCTGTTTCTTCACCGTTAGCGTCTACATCTTCGAAGCCTTCGAGGTCTAAATTAACGTGCATTTCTAATAACGTAAATTCTTCGTCGCTTATTGTTCTAGTTAACCCTTGAAGTTCGTCAATTTTATCATCTACTTCCGTTAAATCAGGATTACTGGTCGGAGACATCATATCGGTGTCTTTATAGAACCCAGAAATTTGTAATTTACGTAATTCGTTCTCGTTCATATGAATTACATGGGTAATTCTTGGTGCGGTAAGTAAATCTACTGCGTAATACGGAACAACAAGGTGCTCTGACTTAACAAAACGTGCAACCGCACGTCCTAAAGCAGGATCGTAGTAAACTTTTTTGAAAGCGGAGCCAGAAAGCGGTAAATAAAAGAGTAATTGATCCATTTCTGGGTCATATTCTTCCATTTTGTACGTAATTTGGTAATTCATGAAGTTTTTTACACGATTTGCCTTTTCCATCTTAGCATTATCGGTAATTCCTAAAACTTCTGTATCTACAGGTCCACCTGCGGGTAACATTTCTTTATAAGCTTGTGCTTGGAACTGTGTTACTGCTTCAGCAAGGATCGGATGATGTACTCCTGAAGCTCCAACGAAAGGTTGTGACCTAGAATCAGAACTAATGCCTAATAATTCTAAACCTTCGCTGTATGTTTGAAACCAATCATCTCTAGAATCTAAATCTTCTTCGTAAGATGAAACTAATTCTGCGGCAATAGTGTTTAATTCACGGTCGTCTAAAACTTCTGCTAAGTTTTCGCCAAACTTAGACGGTGTTTCTTCTTCCATGTCGCTGCCACGCACAATAGAACCATCAGGCTGAACGAAAAGCTCAGTTTCTTCGTCGGGTTGCTGTACTAATTCTAGTTCGATTGGGTCTTCAGAACGAGAACGCATAGGAATTGGTTGTTTTTCAATAGCCATGGTAATACATCATAGTATGATTTTCCTCAATAATAAACCCTTTCGCCTTGATAGGGTTCTTCCTCTTCAAAATAATCACTCGAAAGTGTCAAAAACCCGCCTTCCCTGAACCTAGCTAACGCTAAAGTCGTTGCGTCTACTAAGTCATCGTTCTCACCGTTCGGGAAATCAGAAACTTCATCCATAAGTTCTTCGCCCCAACGGTTATCTGGAATCCAAACACGTCCATCTTGAAAAATAGGAGACACAGAATTTAGTCTAGCTATTTTATCTTGCCCTTTTCCAGGAGAAAAAGTATTTACAGGAATACCGATTCTACGTAATTCTTGTACTAATGGCAAACCACTAGCTTTTGCTTCAATAATAATTGTATCAGGTTGCCAATATTCATACAAACGTAAAGCTTCGGCTTTTAATTCAGGAAAATCGTAACGTTCTTTTATACAATCAATCAAAATTAAATGAGCTTCATCCCCGTGATAGTGTTCTTCGCCTATTTTACCTTCAGGATAAAATACACCCCACGTTGTTATAGCAGTATAGTCAGCTCTTTCTGATTTTAAAAACGCTGTATCAAAACTTTGTATTAGATAATCGCATTTAGGTGGTTTTTCTTCGTCCCAAATCATAAACCAATCTTTCGGTATAATTGAAATACCTTCACCTGTAGGTCGTTGCATATATTGAGCCGCCCATTTTCCTGGACTAACTGATGCTTTTATACTTTCGAGTTCTTCTAATTTCCAAAAATTATTCCATAAAGGTTTACCGCTTGGTAATATTGCAGGAAACTCAATAACCTCCCATTGGTCTGCTCCAGGATCTTGTGCCATTTTCTTAACTAACCGCCCTGTAAGATCTTTTTTATTCCAACGGGTCATCACAATAACGATTGCACCTCCAGGTTGTAACCTTTGTCGTGGACCTGCCATAAACCATTCGTAAGCCTCGTCCATCGCTTTATCGGACATAGCGTCTTGTTCCGAATGTGGATCGTCAATAATAAACAAATCCGCACCCCTTCCTGCTAATGCACCACCAATACCTGCTGCGTAATATTCACCGCCTTTATTTGTTAACCATTTACCTGCAGAACGACTATCTGCTTTTAGTTCAGTTTCAGGAAATAAAGCCGCGTATTCTTCTCCGTCAATTAAATCCCTAACTTTACGTCCGAAGTTAACCGCAAGGTCAGCGGTATGGGTTGCTTCTATAATTTTTAATTTAGGATTTTTACCTAATAAGTACGCAGGGAACAAATGTGATGCAAACTCAGACTTTGTATGTCTAGGCGGCATATTAATAATTAAACGTTTAAGTTTACCTGTAGCAATATCGTCAAAAGCTTTTGCCATTTTAACGTGATGATCACCGTTAATAAATTCTTGCCATATAGATTTAACAAAATCCATAAAGGTGCTTGTGGCTTTTTCTTGAAATTCACGTTTTTCTAGTTCTTCTAAAAGAATCGTAAATTCTTTAGCTTCTGCTTTAGTTAAATGAGAAACATCTATTTCTCGTAAAGCTGCTAACTTATCTGCGTTAGATGTCATTTAGGGTTTAAATAAGCTTCCTAGACCTGCTTCTCGCATTGCTTGTTGTATTTGTTCGGGAGTTAATTTATCAGGCATTAAATCAGGCAGTTTACCGCCTCCTGCTTTTCTTATTCGTTCGATCTCTCTTAATGCTGCTGCTTCCATTGCATCGGCTTGTTTTATTTGTCCTGCTGGGTTTTTCATGCCAATCGTATCTCTAGCTAGTTCTTTTGCTTTTTGTATTTGATCTAAAGCTTTTTGATACATAGTAGCTAACGTAGGAGCAGGGTTAGCTGTTTGGTATGCTTCGTTAATCATGTTTTGTCGTTTTAACGCTTCGCCTGTAAGTTTTGGTGCTCCTGATCGTGTAGTAGCTGTTCTTGCTATTTCATCTACAGGTAACATAAATCTTTGCATCCCTACGTTGATTGCACTTTTAGCGGGTTTTTTAGGAAGTCCTGCCATCATCATTAAAAAATCATCTTGTCCTTGTCGGTCGGTTAATAATTCTAATAAAGGATTTAGTGTAGGTTCGGTATCAGGAATCATTCGACCCATTAAAGAATCAGGTACGTCAGCACCAAAATCTTCTGATAAAAGCAATTCGGTTATACGATCGAGATCCGCCATCATCGAAGTATAAGCTAATTAATAACAAAATGTAAAACGTTGTGTTTTAGGGATAAGTAAAGTAGTTAGGGTGAGGGGTGGGATCCTTGGTTCGCGGTAGCTTTTTTCTTAGCCCGTCGTTCCCTAGCCCTGAAATTTAGACTATCTTTCGTATTCCGTATTTCGTCTTCCATGTCTTGCCAGAAGGCATCCCTGAACAACTGTTCGTGGTCCGCGGATAGTTTGGTATGAATAATTAGATCTTTATCTTTAGGAATCCAATCTTCCCAAAACTGTTTACGTTGATCAGCCCACTGCCATTTGATCTCGCCTAATTCAGGTCTAGCGTGGATGTGATACCCGAAGATTAGTGGTTCTTTGAACTTTGGTACTGTTTTTGGCATCTTTCTTCCCGAATATTTTTTCCCAGTTATCTTGGTATTGATTACCTTTTTCTGGTCTACGTTTACTTCCTTTACTCATCGTATTCCCTATAATACTCTACAATCGCTAAAATGTTCTTTGTGTAGCGTGTGATCTCTGCCATATTCATCGAAAGGTTTTCGTATTGTTGTGTAGTCAACGCATAGTATGCAACCGCAGGAGCTTTACCGTCTTTAACGAGTTGTAGGTATTCTTCCATGATCTCTGGAGTTAACACTTCAAATGTTACCTCGGTCGCTTGGATTTCCATAGGTAACGGTGGGTGGTACATCGGAGCAGGTAATGCGATCGTATTCACATCTATCGGTTTAGCTGTAGGTAATAACGAACAACCACTGACCGCGAACAACGCAATAATACTAAATTTTTTCAATCGGTCCTTCTTCATCCACTCGGCTCCTCCTCGCTGACCGTGGTCAACTCTACAAGGTTATCTATTACTCGTTTAGTACCACGGTTAACCATCTTCTCAACAAGTTTAGGTTTGTTTAGTGCAAGGTTATCTAGATCGTGCTTAGCAAATGTGTTTCTTAATTTATTTACTTCACGAAGTGCGTTTTGTTTTTCGGCTTCTAACGTACCAAGACTCGCGGACAGCTGTTCTTGTTTAGCTAGGTATTGTTTGATGGATTCGTTTTGCTCGGATATTTTTGATTCCAGGATTATCTGATTACCTTTGAGCGTGGATATCTGGTCTAATAAGAACCACGAACCCGCCAAAGATGCCGCCAATAGGACTCCGAGAACCAAGCTAAGTTTAAAACCCATCCGAAAAGTATAATCGTAAAAAATTTTTTCGCAAAATTTTTATCACAGGGACTTATTTGTAAAGTAGTTGCAATCGGAAGGCTGAACCCAAGGAGCGGCGGAGGGTGAGGACGTAGAAGCGGTCTAGGGGGGTATAGGGTACGTTCTAAGAGTAGCTATATATGGTGTAAGGGTAGAGGTAGTGTTAGTGATGTAAGGGGCTAGGGTTATATTGTAGGCATAAAAAAAGGGCTACGAATGTAGCCCTTAGGTAAGGTAGCTAGAGGTTAGCTAACTAGTGGTTTAATACCGTTGGATTTGTTCCAAGCATCAGTACCTTTCATTTTAGATATGTAGGTACGTAGTATTTTACTAGGGGTTTGTTCGTACGCATCACCGCTAGCAGTTACCCATGCAATACTATCCTCAGCAGTTACGCTAAAGTCATCTATTTGCTTGACTGTAGCCTTACCGCCTAAAAGATGAAGGTAAGCTAAAACTAGTTGTACTTGTCTAGGTGCTATACCTCTATCATTCATGGCGTTATCAGTTAATGATAAGACCATTGATTGAGCAACACCGCCACCGCTTTTACCAATAGGGGCAATGTTATCTATATCGGCTTTTCTTTTATCTACATTAGCAGTAGCCGTTTTGACTGCTAATCTATCTTTACTTTGTTTATCCATGTTGGATACCTCTTAGGCTATTAGTTAGTTAGTATTGATAAGGTAGCCTAGTTGCCTAATCAATAACCTATTATATAACTAAACTACTTTACTTGTATACATATATATACATTTATTTAATTATTTATTTATTAGCGATTTTTACGATTTTAGCGATTTTATTTTTTATTTACCCGATTCGCACGAATGTTTTTTCTTTCTGGGCGATTCGCTCGAATGTATTTATTATATATAGAGTAGAGCAGGAAGGGTTGAGTAGAGCGACGGATAGAGTGATAGAGTAGATTGAGTGATAGAGTAGAGCGTAGAGTAGAGCGGACACAAAAAAGGGGACCGAAGTCCCCTCGTTCGCTGTCCGTGGTTAGCTGACAGTAATCAGCTTTTCCTCGATCAAGCGTTTTCTATAATGAGCCCAAATGTCATTCGGCTCTTGGACTGTTACCAATCCAGCTTTGACTAATGCACTCTCGGTCGAACCGTCAGTGCCGATCAGCTCACCCACCGTCATGGTGTGATCTTTCGCAGCGATTAACGCTTCGATGATCTTCCCTGCTTGGGGTGGGAACTTTCCTTTTGGCGTAGCAATCAAAGTGATCACTGCGTCGTAGTTAATTGACCCTCTTTGGGCTCCTGCTTGATAGTTCTTATCTATCATAATAATTCTCCTTTCTTTAGTTAATTCTTAAATAACCTTTATTTAAGATAAGTATATTATTGCTTACAAACAAGCGAAAGTAAAGCACTAAAAAGAGTCCAGGATTATGCCACCAGGAGCGATTCGCACGAGTCTTAGTCCGCGGCTATCTCTCCTTCAACAACTTTTGCATCCAAAGTTCTTTTCTTAATAAGGTTTTCGAGTCGATCGAGTATGTCGTCCTTGGACATCAGATCGATTTTCGCGGTTAGTATCTCGCGTCGATCGATGTAGAGTCCACCCGCCTTCCCTCGATGGACCTCGGCTGTGATGGCTGCGGATATTTGACCTTGGTCCTTCGCCTCCTCTCTAAGGTCGTGTAGAGTAGAGAGGTGTGCCTCCAAGGAAACTGCATCTCTTTCCGAAGCTGCGATTTCCAAGTCGATCAAGTAATTCTTTACAACTGGGTTATGATTTAGTAATACACTCCCCTGTGTCTTCGCACCCTTGCGATCCTTCGTATACCCTGCTTTTATCGCGGCTTCAGTGGCTGTTTGTCCTTTGAAGTACTCTTTACAAAACTTCTTTTGTTTAGAGTTGAGTGGCTGCCAAATCTTACCACTATCGTCAATGAATCCTTTACCATCTTCTGTTGGCATTAATGACGTGTATGTCAGCTGTTTCATTCTACCTCCGAGCTTCGCATAAAGTTATTACAATCATATTAGTTTTATTATCAAATAAATAGTTTTCTCATGCCCTCTAGGTAATCTTACCATAGTTTCTAATAGAGTAATAGAATTCTATTAGTTTTGTAAAATCAAAGAATAGAGTAACCAAGAGACTTACAGAACGAATCTATTAGTTTATTAGAGATATTAGTACATTTGAAAAACTTTTTTCAAAAACTTTTTTAATTTTGAGAATAACAATACACATAGATTAATAGAACATGATAGACATAAAAAACCCCCGACCAACGCACCGCTGACCGAGGGCAAAGCTTGAGGGAGTCAAGCCTTAATTAAGTTCCCAACCATGAGCATAAAGTAGATCATCAATCATTTCATTAAGATAAGTCAAACCTAGACGTTGAGTGATATGACAAAGACCGTCACCAAGATACCTAGTAATTTGATCGCAATCATTAGAAAGCTCGAAGCCACTATCATACATATAATAGCAATGATCCATACGAAAGTAGACCGTTTTATCAGCGGACTCCTCCCAAGCACGGATAAACTCGATATCACCTTGTTCACCACGATCACATAAAACATCAACAACGTCACTACTTAACGAAGCACGAACTTCGGGAGTTATTTCTAACAATAGAGCGGCTCCAGTTTCTTCACCGAACTGAGCATAGATAGCATTAATAGGACCGTCGAAATCTTCGGGATTATATTTGTTATCTTTTATATAATCAATCACTCCACTTTGCTCATATAAATCCTCTGGACTAAATGCAAAATACTCTAATCGAATAAATTCGTTATGTACTCGTTTAATCTCCTGGATCACGGGTTGAGCATTGTCTACGAATACTTTCATTGTATCTTTAGTTTTATGCATGATTATGCCCACGCTGATTCGTAATAAGCGTCTTCTGACATCAAGCACTCCTCATACTCTAATTCTACCACGGTAGAATCATTCTCAGGGTATCTAGTATGTAACTTAATCCCTGCTTCTGCTGCTGTATAACCATCATAGTAATCGTTGACATACTTTCCGAAGTAGTTCGCTGTTACCCGTGTTTTCGATGCGTCACAAGGTAATCCTGCTTTCGCGTCGTTGATACCTTGGTTATAAGCATCAATCTCTTCTTTAGTTAATATTCTCATATCTTTCTCCTTTCTTAGTTAATCGCTAAAAAGTTATTTTTTAACTATATATAGTATAGCTAGGAATTAGCGGAAATAAAGCAACGTACGACGCTATCACTAACGCCACCAAGCCGAACAAAAAGAATAATAACATATTGTCTGGGTCTCTCATACTGCCTTGCTATTGATATTATATAAATCGACAGTCCCTGTATATACTGTACCACCGTCATGCACTGGTTTTGCATCAACATCTTCCTGGACTACAAATTTCCAATCACCGTAGTTATAGATTCGTATTATAAGATCACAAATACCACCGAAGCCATAATCAATACGACCAGCATTTATAATACCAACAGGCGATAGATGGGTAGCGAGTACATTCAAAGCCATTCCGCCATCCTCACCGACTAATCGACGTTCGTTTTTATTCAACATATCGATAATTTCTTTTAGTTCTTTTTCCATTGCTTTCTCCTTTCTAAATAATGGTTAGTTTTTAACTATATATAGTATAACCGCGACCAAGCCGAATTAAAGCAGTAATAGAGTTACCTCCCGATAGTCTCTAAATCGTTTTCAGTTATATATTGATAAGCTCCTTTGTTATACACTGGAGCAATCTGTTTTTTACGCTTTTCCGCTAACTCGTTGGCTGCGGCTTCACCACAACCTAAACAAGTCATATAGCCAAGGCTTCTTCGTCCTTGGCTAATAGGTTCGTCACATAGAGTACAGTCGGTCATGGTGAACCGCTCTCAAGTTTCTTTATAAACCATCTGAACTCAGCGTCTGTTAGTTCTTCTCGAACTACTTTCAACACAGCGTTAATCTTATCGAAGTCAATCTTCGGATAAGGGTCAGCAGCCATCACTCCTGCAACTAAAATAGCATCTGCTATTTCTGATGGGTGGTTATCATCACTCATGCTTCTTTCCTCGTAAATAATGGTTTAGCGGCAACAAACTCGGTGTTCTCAATACCGTATTTCAATACGGTGCTAACAATCAAGTTCTGCTGGAATGCACACGCCATATGCATCAGTACAGCCTCTTCAGGTATATGCTTATCGATGTAAGCGTTCAACTCCTCTGAACTCTCTGGAGTCCAGAATAAATTCGACTCGTGAATCGAAAGTGGTTTAGTTTTATCACTCATAGTAAATCTCCTTAGTTATTTTTTACTTATAAATAGTATAAAGCCGAGTATAGCGAATAAAAGCAGCCTTGCACTACCACCAGCACAGCATTACCGCACCACGCTCACTCGCACAACGTAATAACAATTCCAAGTCTTGGACTTCTTGATAAGTATATTCATACGGTGAAGCATGATGTGTTTGATAAATAATCGTTTCAGGTGATAGAGTAGCTTTACCATCGTCAATCAGTAGATCTTGTTCTTTAGCATCTGATTCGACTGCATGTAATAGATCAGCTAGAGCTTGAGCTTGTTCTTTTAACCATTCAGGTAAAACTCCAAAACTATCTTCAGGCATATGCCATATACCGTCATCTCCCATCAACTCATCCATTAAAGGCTCGTACCATTTACCTCGGAACGATCCGTCGGCACCGTGACCACTCATCATCCCACCGCATAAATTAATATCTTTTATACGTGGGTCATCTTCAGCTGTGAAAGGCTTCTCACGGTCATTACTGTGAACAATATAACAATCTAATCCCATAATTATTCCTCCGTTGGATCCCAGTTTTCGTTATCAAATATTTCAGTATTTAATGCTTTAGGGCTCATCTCACCATTAGCAATTAATTTAATAATCTCGACATAATCGATATTTTCGGTTTCTACCCAAAATTTGACCTGTTCTTCGCTTAGTTGTGGTACAAATCTCATCTTATTGATATAGGTGTAAAGTACTCATCATCGTAATCCCACTCGACATCTAAAGTATCGGGAATACCTTCAACATAACCATCATGTTCATACCAATCAGACCAAGTTTTAAATTTTAAGTCTTCAGTATCTTTACTGCCATCGTATGGGTTATCATCCCAACCGTTATCCCAGTGATGTTTTACTTCGTCCCAATTTTTGAAATGTTGCACAGGAAAAGAACCTGCAATACTTAGTGCATGGTCTTCGGGAGACTCACCACTAGACCAAGCGTCTAATAAATCAGCTCGATCGTAACCATCATGTATCCATGGCACAAATAAATGATAATAAATAATTAATTTTTCTTGTTTCATCAGTGCATCTCCTTCTCATCGGGAATCGGTATAAATTGCATAAAAGGTTCTTCGACATGATCCTCAGGCATCCACTCGATCGTATCAGCATTATAATTACCGCTAATAGTCGCACCCTCATCATCATAACCAACAATAATGGCACGACCTGCTAACGGCTGATGGAACTCTGATAGTTTGAAATATCGATTATTGTTTTTTAATAAACCTTCATCGTCAACTATGACCATCGTATCGTCACTTAATGTAACAACGTCGAGGGGTCCATCAAGTTGCATATGTTTTTTAGCGTCGGCAAAGGTAGAGTCTTCTGACAACTCTACCTCGGTAACAATTTGCTCGAACGGGTCGATAAGTAGTCCGTGTATCATCTTGCCCACACTGATAAACTACCGTCGTCTAACTCGGCACTGAAATCCATATTTTGAATAGCACCTTTGGCGATATCTTCGATACCTTCTTCAGTGTACTCACGAGCTTCTATATTATCGATACGAGCAGTTAACTCGGATAATGTGTTAAGTACTTTTTGCTCGGCTTCTTTCGATAAATCAGCAGGATCGATTACTCGAGGCTGTAAATCATCTAAAACATCGGTAATACGATGTAATGAAGTCAGTAAGTCTGAATTAAATTCGCTGACTGTAGCATGTTCTAATAAACTGACATTGTTTTTAAGGTCAGCCACCTGTTGTTGGATTTTTTCAATATCCATATCTTTCTCCTTTCTAGTTAATGTTATTAAACCATTTAATAACTAATACAAGTATGCCTAAGAGTACCGCGAAGTAAAGCAGTACTAGAAGGCAAGAAACCTAGAGGTCTTCTTGTTTCTTCCATAAACCGTTTTCTAATCGACCTGTACGACCAGATATCTCATCGTAAGCGGCTTGCATGCACTCCTCGAGCGTTAAACCTTTTTGTTCGGCTAAAACGATCAAACAAACAACACAATCCCCTATCCCGTCTTTCAATCCAGGTGCATCATCGTAGGCGAGTGCTCGAGCTGTCTCACCGACTTCTTCTACAAGTTTCAACATCTGTTTTTCAGGTTGTATATCTTGTCCGTAAATTAGTCCGCGTACCTCCGCCCAATCAACGATATCATTAATTACTTTCATTATTACTCCAAATTTTAGGTGGTTCGGTAGGTGGTAAAGTTAAATCAAAAGCTATTTGTTTTTTATCGATCATCCTGCGTAAAGCTTCATGAACGTGAAACATCTCGATTCGACCGTTTTCGCCCTCAGGAAGCTTAAATGCTATTTTAATGGTAGCAATCGGATAATCTTGTGATTCGTCCGTATGTGAGATCCTATAGCCTACAGCACCCATCATATTAAAATCACTCATTTTCATTCTTCTTAATTTCATAACCCAAACAGTCGTTGTCCATTAATTCCTTTAGGTAATTGTAAACATCTTCATTTGTTGGATTATCGTTAAATTCTAATTCTATAATTACTCTATTCATCTTTGCCACTCAAATCTGTTGTAACCACGCGACCGCTTTTATATTTAAGTTCGCGATAATGGGTTGTTGGACTTTTTTGATAATAATATGAAAGTAATTTGTTATTATCTTCCTCTTGTGCAAGTTTTTTGCGTTGTTGCTCAACGACTGCCTTATGTTGTGTCATAAGTCCTCCTTATAATCGAAACCTTCTAACATAGCATCGGTTATTTTTTCATAATCGATAACGTCATCGGCTTCTAATGTATCAAATAATAATGCTATACCCCTTTCGACTCTATTACGATCCATACGTGCTAAATATTCTTCAGACGTTTGATCAGCTATATAAGGCTCTAAAGCAATAGCGATCGTCGCAACAGCTCGTTCTATAGGGTTTAAATCAAACTTGGGTTTAGCTTTTCGTGGCATCTTCACCTTCTTTTTTGAAACGGTTAATCATCGTATCGAAAATATCGTTAATCGCAACAGGTTCTTTTGTTTTGATCACGTTAGCTTCGACTTCGAGTTTTTTAATACGTTGTATCAACATATTATTCACATCGAGTTGTGTTTGCATAAACTCTTGTGTCGAGCGTTGCGTTTGTACTAATAAATCGAGGCTTTGTGTAAGCGTATCGATCATTTGTAGTATTTCATTCTTTTCCATCTATTTCTCCTTTCTTATTAATAAACTGTTGGCGGTGTTTTGTGATAGACCGCCATCTATCACCAAATTCATATTTAGACTCCCGCTCTTGGTGCTGGAGAGTAAAAAAGTGTGGTGATGAGAGGATCTCGGTTTCCGCATATACCTCCGTTCATCCTAACCGACTCGAAAGTACAGGCTTTTACAAGGATCGGGACATCACCACGGTTTTGAGCCAGAGAGGTGAGCGGTCTAACTAAAAAACTCCGCTCGGTATCATTATTTAATGGAGTAATCATATGAATCTCTCTGGACTTATCAAACTTGTTCTAGTAAACATACTTATAGTATAAAGTACGAAAGTTAGCAAAGTAAAGCACTACTAAGACCCCCGCATTCGTGCCATAGTTTTTGTTTTTCGATATATTGCACGACCGCATTTAGGATCTAAAAAGATCGTAGGTAGTAAAGTACCAAACCGATCTTTTGTTTGTACGTGTTTAGCGTCTCGCCAATCAGCTCCACCTGTTGCTAAAACTTTGCGTAATAATTTAGCTTTCTTTAAGTTCATAATCTATTTCCATACATTTTGACCATTGGTCTTGGTTAACTTCTTCAGGATAGGTTGTATACAACTTATCCCGACATTCTTCAAACTGTTTACGCCAAGCCGCAGGATCATATCGATCGTTCCATTCCTTAGTTTCTGGAACGTATGCCGCACAGCCTGTAATGATAAATACTGTTAATAATCGATAAATCATAATTCGTCTGACAGAATATTGTTGGGTAAATCGACATAAGGTAGATTGTTATAATCTTCGTATTCCATATCTAAAAAGAATCGCTCGTTTGCTTCTGGATCAGGTCCTGGAATTACAAACATAGCTCTAACTTCTACATCGTTATGATCTAAAGTGTAAGTAATCGGAAGTTTGACTTCTTCTAAATCGTAGCCTAATTCGAGTAAAGCTCCGTTAACAATCCCTACGTCAGGGTATCTGTTTTTGCCAGAATCTTCGGCTTTTTGTGTAAGAGTTTCTAATATCTCAACCGTTGCATATTTAACTTGTGCCATCTTTTTCCCCTATAAGATTATCGATTGCTTCATACATAACGTTATGTACTGCTTTTTCAAAAAGCTCAGCATCCTCGTTTTTAATTTCAATAAACGGATCTTTTAACATTGCGTGTATTACGTGTCGTGCTAAAACTGCTACGTTGGTTTTAAACGTTAATCCGTTTTGTTTAGTTATTTCTATTTCCATCGTTTTCCCCTAAAAAATAAGTGCACAACAAACATTGTTATGCACTTAACAGATTATACCTTTGCGAAGTAGCCTTCATCAACAAGTCTTTTCGCATAAAATCTAAAGATTCTAAGCGGGTCTTGACCTGTAGTCAGATTGCCTTGCTTTACTGCAAGAGATACTAGATCTTGTGCTGTAAAACTAGCAGAGTCTAAATCACTCTTTTTAGCTTCACTAACAGTTAAGATCAAGGCTCTCATCTGCGGAGTAAAACCTTTGGCTTCAGGAACTTTGCCTATGAACTTATATAAAGTTCTAGAAGCTCCTTTGCCTGTTGAACTAGGCTTCGGGACTGCTGTCACTTTAGCTTTGCTCAAAGGTTTTGTTACTGCTTTCGCAGGAACTCTCTTTGCAGAGGTAGATGTAGATGTTGCTGTTTGCATATCTTTCTCCTTTCTTTTGGTTAACAAATTCTAACTTGCGTTAGAACAACTATTACAAGTATGCCTACGAAATACGTGAAAGTAAAGCACTATAACGAGTACCTCATAGGCAGACTGTTTACAAGCTACGCCAAACGCGGACGCCTGAGATTTCGTTTTCTAAACGATATCTAATGACGAACTTCCATTCGGGTTCTTGTTTTTTGCCAAAGCCTCGACTGGCTTGAGCTAAACGGTTCTTCATTCGCTGAGAGTTATCGCTTGGGCTAAGTGGGAAGAAGATCGAGTCTCCTACTTTCATCTTAGCAAACGGATAGCTTGTCTGCGAACGTTGATCCTCAGGTAAAGGTATACCTGATTCGATTATAGGTTCTTGCATTAGTGCACCTCCTTAGGTGGGTCGGAAAACTCAACTAGACCTTTTTCTTCTAGGAAGTTTTTCCAGAACATTAAAATTAATGATTGATCGGTAATACCGTGTAATTCTTGACAGCCTTGAGCAATCATCGTATCACGTATGACGGAAGCTAACTCATCGTTAGCTCCCTCATACAATGCTGACCAGACCATGGCTAAAACTTCACCATCGACTAAATATGATTTAGGGTCTCTCGGCATTATGCAGCCTCCGCATATTTCACAGCTAAATCTAAGGCTTTAGCTTTACGATTAGCCGCAGCACCAAACCATGAACTATGTAAAGCGTTGCCTTCGGTTACAGACTCACGTAAATGGTCTTCAACGTAGGTGACAGCATTCAATGCTCCCCACCACGTACCTTTAGCAGACTTCAGGTTTGCACCTGGAGACTGTTCTAGAGCATCGACAGCAAGAAGTGGAAACTTGTTAAATTTCTCAACAAGAGGTTCTTGCATACCTATCAACTTACCTTCAGCTTTGAGCTGTTGGTCGTGTCTATAAGCAGCAATCATATCAGGTTGATAAATATCACCTACAAACTCAAGAAACTGAGAATGTTTAGCTTTCTTCTTAGAGAGTAAGTTTGCAGCTTCTCTAAACTCTGTCATACGTTCAGCAGATAGCCCTAGAGCTTCTTCTGCGATCTGTATAACATCGTCATCGAATGCTTTAACGTGTGGCATACGGAAGGACGCTGTGCCACCGTGTTGTAAAGCCATCGTTAAAGTGTTGTTGCAAACAACTCTGATAGGTGTCAACTTAATAGTCATTGCTCGACCAACGATATGTGGTTGGTTGATAAGCAAATAACCTTTAATAAGGTCGTCACCCGCTAGTTCGAAGTCTTCTGAGATTTTAGCTAAACCCCAAATTTCTCCACCGTCTTTCAAACTACCTGCGGTTTCCATGGTCATATGACCAGCATCCGTAAAGCGTTTAAAGAATTTGAATACGTCTTCATTCTGTATAGGGACATAGTCTCTACCACAATGCGATAGTATTCGGTTATCGCTATCTCGAACAACGTGGAAGGTATTTTCCGCTTGGATAAGACCAACATCGTCACTCCACTCAGGAGCGTCTATAGTATAACTAGGACGTTTGCTAACTGTCCAGTCTAACTGAGCCGCTTTCTGCATTTCAGATGGTTTAAGGTTAGAATCAACCTCGACACCTAATCCGTGCCAAGGTACATCCCCCGTCCAAGCCATCGTTTCTACTTGGTGTGCCATAATTTTCTCCTTTCTAATGTGCATGGCTGCACTGGTTAATCACGTAGCCTATTAGCTACTTTTATCATTATAGGTACGAAAACTACGAAAGTAAAGCACTAACAAGAGCGTCCCAATCGTAAGGAATCGTAAGAGTCACAAGAGCTTTTGATTTATATCCAGTTTTAACGAGGTCTTGAATACCTGTAAGACTGTCAATATGGTAGAGCTTGATCTCATCGTTTTTACGAGCCATAACGAAAACTTGACCACCAAACGATGCACGTTTCGCTAACCACGATATTTGCATAGGGCGTAGAGTAAGAGCATTACCTGAATGTATTTCTTTTAGCTCAATCCAGAACTCTTTACCTTTGGCACAACCGTTAACGTCAGGAACACCTGCTCCTGTCATACCTGTTTCAATTCGTTGTAAATGTATTTCAGGAAGATTTGATCTTAACAAGAGCCATAAATTTTTTTCTTTCGCCATATTTCATTTTACGGTAACGTTTCATAATCGAGCGTTTTGTTAAAATAGACCAACGTTCATTAAAAGAACGACTGTTTGCGTATTTTGCTCGTTTTCGATGTTTAGATACATTGGGTTCTCGCCACCAATAATTTCTCCATTTTTTCAATTTAAACGATAACGGATCAGGTTTGTATACAGTTCCGTCTGAGTATCTAGGTGTTGTATGTTCTTCATGTAATACACGTTCGAGCCACTCCATATCTTCTTGTACGTAAGGTTCATCAGTCGCTAAATATTCTATATGGTCTAAAATATCGTTATCTATAACCGCTTCGTCATAAGCACAACAAGACCAATTTTGATATTTATTTGATAATATCTGTTTACGTTTGCCTGATCCATAAGTTGAATGTGGGTCTTTATTTTTAGAATACTGATATTGTTTTTGACAATCCTTAGAACAATAATTTAATAATCCAGTCTGACTCTTAAAAAACTCAATGGAACAATGTGCACACGATCGAGGAGCTTCTACATATAATCGTTTATGTTTATCTTGATCATGAAACTTAACGCTACATTTAGAACTACAAAACTTTCGTCTTTGTCCGTATAAAGGTTTCGAACATACCTTGCACTCTCCGTTGTTCGGTAGTTCTATTTGTGTGTTACTTGCTAAAAACATATACCTTAAATATAAAAGGCAAAGTTTAGAAAGTAAAGCACTGTCCTAGCCCGACCAGTCCCAACCAGTATGTGGAGCGGCTTTTTGGTTATTAGCAATAAGTTTGATGTCTCTTTCTTTTAACCAGTCATCGAAAGCACGTTTAGTCTGATCGAGGTCATCGTACATTGTTTTAAACTCAGACCATTTGTTTCTAGCAATCTGTGTACCGTAGTAGTAATCACCATCACCGAGTTTACAACGTGTAATGATCTGCCACATACGTTGTTTTGTTAAATTATGCTCTCTACCCATTTGTTCTAGAGTCGTAGAGCTCTCTACCCATTGTTCGTACATTCGTCTGTACTTAATAGAGTATTCTTTAGCTTTTTCTTGTGAGATACCTTTCATTTTATTTCCTTTGTTTCGCCCCATGAACTTCCGAGTTCCTTATCCACTAGTAGGGGTACTGCAAGTTCTACACAAGTTTCCATTATTTCTGCAATCTTGTCAGCTTGTTCAGTGTTCTCTACTGAGATATCAACCTCATCGTGGACTTGTAGGTGAGGAACAATTCCTTCCTCCCACAGACCAAGCATTGCTAACTTCGTCATGTCAGCAGCCGATCCTTGAATCAACCGATTCAGAGCCTTATATGTATATGATCTTTTTAAATTATCACCGTATTTTTCCTGTGCTTCTTCGTACGGTAGAGGTAGAGTACGTTCATATCTATCTTCCCATAAATTAAACCTACAACGTCTACCAGCAAACGTTCGTATATAGCCACGTTCCATGGCTACCCTTGCACACTGATCTTGTAACCCTCGTATAAAGGGAACTTTATTATGATACTGCTGAAATAACCCCTCAGCTTCCGTATCGTCTATCCCTAGCTCTTTAATAAGCTTTTCTTTACCCATCCCATAGCTAAGTCCTAAATTAATCGTCTTAGCCTGTTTACGCGGTATATTAGCCATATCTGCAACGATCTGGTGGAAGTCCGCGTTCTTTTCTGTATACTCAACTACCGCATCTTTTGCCCCTGCTAAGTTCATTCGATCAGCGTAATGAACAGTAAGCCTTGGCTCTTGTTGTGAATAATCGAATACACCCCACTGACAACCATCCTCTGGAATAAACAAAGATCGTATTAAATTACCGATCTCTGGATCTCTTGCAGGAACTTGTTGTAGATTAGGATTACTATAGCTAAATCTACCACTAACCGTGCCGCCACGATCGTTACGCATAGCATGAGCTTCTGCGTGTATACGACCATCGAAACAGTGATCTTTAATCATCTTATCGATGAAAGTAGTTCTAGCTTTATTAAGTTTCCTCGCTCGAACAATAAGTTGTGGTAACTCGTGTTCGTGTCCTTCTAACCAGTCTTTTTGAAAACTAGCCATACCTTTTGCGGTTCTAGGAAACCATATCTTGTTCTTTTCAAAGATAGCTTCTAACGATGCATTAGCCCATAAATTAACTTCTGCACCATATTTACGTTTAATCTCGACCTGTAGCTTTTGTTCTTCGATCGATAACTTTTTACTAACATCGTCAGCTTTTTGTTCATCGATTCTAACCCCTCGCCATCGCATTTCTAACAGTAAAGGAATCAGTCGGCATTCCATGTCGAGTATTTTTTCTAACCCTTGTTCTTGAACTTCGATTTTTAATTTTTGCCAAAGTTTTAGAGTTAGTGCTGCATCTTGCTCACCATAAGGTCCAACGAACTTAGACGGTAGTTTATACATTTCTGATTTAGGATTTACTCCAAACGATAAAGCAGCGTTTTGTAATAACGATTCATCTTTCTTTTCGTTACAGTAAAACTCACCGAGGTTATCTAAAGAATAAGAATACCTATTCTCGTTTACTAGGGGAGCCGCCACGATCGTATCTAATATTTTACCGCCTACGTGTACGCCTTCTCTACGGAGCCACCCTACGTCGTATAAGGCGTTATGAAATATAACGTCTCGCTTTTCCGATGCTAGAGTGTTGCGTAACCAACGTAATACAATATCTTCGTCAAGATTACCTCCGCCTTGATGACGGATAGGAAAGTAACCCTTCCAACCCTCTGTCGCAATACCAACACCCACGATATACCCACGACCTGTAGCCCATCCTGGACCACAAGTCATGAGGTGTGGATCGTAAGTTTCTAAATCTACTGCAATCGTTTCTGTCTCAGAAAACTGAGGAAAGATCTCAGGTATAGACCAGTCACTTGTTGGAGCGAACATAGGGGTTTGTAAAATCACTTCTTCTTTTTGATCCTCGTGACTTTAGTTTTCTTAGCTTTTGGCTTTTTTGCAGGAGCTTTACCACCTTCCCAAGCTTCGTTAACATCTGGAGTAGACTTATCGTCTGCCTTATATGTTCCTTTTTTCGTTCTAGCTCGTTTAGGATCTTTCTGCACCACTTCATAGATGTTCCCTGCTTTAAGTTCGTCGTCAAACTTCTTTAAAACAACTTCAGCATCTTTGATTGCTTTTTCAAGAACTTCTTCCTTTACAACTTTCTTAGGTTGTAGTTCTTCTTTTGGTAAAGGTGTAAAAAATTTAACAAACTTTTTCCACCAACTATCTGTATTACTCATTAATAATCCTCCTTGCCATCTTCTGCGGCATAATTAACATCGTCAGCTTCAACGCTAACTTGATTAGTATTAGCTAAAATGTATTCTTCAACTAATAATAAATATCTACGTAAGTCTCGAATATCATCGAGTAAACCTGCTTCGCCTTTGTAGACTTCACCTGCTTCGAAGATATCCCACCCGTGCTTTTCAGACTGGTGTTCTATACGATCGAACTTACGTGCTAACATCATAAAGGCACCAACACCTCCACGACGTCTCCAAGAATCACCGTACGAAGTCTCTGCTCGTTTAAGAGCTTCAAGATCGTTTTGGGCAACTTCTTTCATGTTTTCCCATTTGCTCATTTGCTTTCTCCTATATCCGCATTGTTTAAAGTATAGGCGGTGTCTCGTTTGCGGATCCACTCAAAACACGCCTCCATCCAATCGAGAGACTTAATAGACTGTACTTCTCGATACGAATTCAAATAATCTCTTTCTTTATGATAATGAAATGCTTTTAACATAGGCACTGCTACGTCTGGAAAAATATTATTATCCCATTCGATATCATCTGTTCTTTTTAGCATTTCTTTTGGATTATATCTAAAAGTTTCAAAATAATCGAAGAAGAACCTGACTTCTCTGTTAAAAGAAATAAGGTCATTAACAATAGGTACAGGCTCATATTCATCGATAAGATCGTAATGATTTTGTATATGTTTATAGGTGTATACATTTAATTCAATATCTTTAACTTTTTCCCACACAGGAGTGTTTGGATAAATATGAAAACTATCACTAATTTGAGTATAATCACCCATCGGTAAATTTAGATTAAGAGCTACGAACTCTTGCAACATAGACATATGAACTGCGTTAGCACCATAAGCTCCCCAAAGCATATCGTTAGAACGATTACAAACAGTCATGCATAACTTACCATCACGTACTTTAAAATAAATATTCGTATTACAAGGTACGTCTTTTCTTTCAACTTTTTTATTACAAGTTCTCGCTAAATCGTCCTTAGGATCCCACATCTGTAGAACTGCTCGTCTTTCGTAAGGGTTTTCTTTTAACAAACCGATAATTGCAGCTATTTGATCTTTCTTAAAATAACTTCTCCATCTCCAACCATAAGCTCCCCATAAAGTTTCACCGTCGTCTGAAAAATCAAACATCGATTTAACAAAATAAGTTAGTGGTTCTAAGTCGTTACGACCATCGAGCATCCATAACCCTTCTATAAAATGAAAAAATGGATTAGCGTCTCTTTGTTTTATTAAACAAACTCTTTCCCAAGGTTTTTTGTATACGGTAGCTACAGGTGTCTTAGCTTCATACGTTATACCATTACGACTTTCCTGTACTCTATATTCAGTAGGGTCTTGAAATAAATCTATACCTTTTTCTAACGCGTCGTTTACGTTTCTTGCATTAATTACTTTCATAAGGTGTCTTGATAACCTCCTACTATTTCATGTATCACAAAACGAATTTCTTCATCGTTTAACATTGGTACTTTTCTTTTTATAAAAGCTATTGCAAGTCGCTCATCTGCGGCTACTTTTAGAAAGAAAGCTACCTCTAAAAACTGTGTGTAATGTATATCGATTACATCACCATACTCTTCTAACAACTCTATTACTCTATCACTCATTCCCATACTTACTTTCTCCTTCTATTAAGTCTTCCACCATTGGAAGATTATTATGTTTATACACCGATCGTGTTCTTCCCTCGTTTTTATATATTCGAGAATATTTATCAAACTCACATAGACCACCTTCGATCTCTCGCATTTCATAATTAGCACCGTTTCTAAAAATAATCGAAGGAGCTAATACTTTCTTTACTTGTTTAAATAGGTCTTGCATTTCTTCACACCATGGATGGCTTTTACGACTATAGTCTAACGGTCTGCCTGTAAGACGATTAAGTCCTCGCATGGCTCCTGGACCTGCATTAGCCCAAGTCATAATATCGTTAGCGTTTTCTAATAAATAGGTATGTCTTAAATCAGTAACAACTTCGTAAGCCATAAATGGACCCATGTATGGATAATCTCTAAGAATTAACCATGTTGCTTCTAATGAAGATTCACCCTTTACTAAATTCTCATGTAATCTAGATAATATAGATTCTCTAGCTTTCCAAATATGTGAAACACACTCGGCTACTCCTGTTACTTTATCCATACCGTTTGGTGTTTTAATAATGTAAGCACCCGTGATCCACTTAGGTTGTTTAGTTATTTCATAAATAGCTTTCTTTCTATTCCACTTACGTAATAAATCATGATCGATTAAAGTTCTCCCTGTTTCTATTAAATTAAACCAACGGAATATAATCGTAGCCATAAGAACGTCTTCTTCGTTCCGCATAGGCTCTCTTATATGTGTTCTAAACCAACGTGTTGTACGATCATCTTCTCTAAACACTTGGCAGAACTTAAACTCCTGCAAAATTGGATCGTCAGTCCAGGGAGGGGAAAGAACTGCAGATTCTTTTTTAATGCGTATCGACTCACGTTCAGTTTGCCAATAGCAATAACGATCCAACTCTGCGGGAATAAACTCAGTCATTACTTTTTACGTAACACCCAAGAACAGTTATTAGCGACTTCAGGATAAAACGTGGCGGCAACAACTCGTAAAAACTGTCTACCGTATCTGTTTTGTAATTTTTGAAACTGTTCAGGAGTCCATCCTGTTTCAGAATCTTCTTTCATCGCTTTCTTTAAATTAGGTAATTGTATAAACGTTCCTGTAACGTCTACTATCTCGAAGTTTCTTTCTAATTCTTCTTTTAGTTCTTGAAACCCCCACTCGTATACGTGATCCTCAGGAAGCTTGTCGTTAGAACCATCGTGGTTAGGAGTAGATACAAAAGCTAACCCATTCGGTCGTATAGTTCTAGCAGCATCATCCAACCATGCACTAATAAACTCTCTACCCATATGTTCTATAACTTCGGTCGTCCAGAAAAAATCTATACTTTCATCTTCTAGTCTAAATAAAGGGTTTACAGTTAAGTCTTGTATACGTATTTCACCATTAAAGTTTTGAAACCATGTGGATTCAGATAGTTCTCCACCTGCGTTAGACCAAAAAGGATTTTCTAATTCACAAGCAGGATCAATATCGTAACCATAATACGATTGGATAATATCTGATTTCTTTACAACATAGGCTTTGTATAGATTACGTAAAGCCCAACATTCACCACAACCTACTTCAAACGTATCAAGTGGTCGACCTAACCGTTTAGCTTCAGCGATACACATAGAGGAGATTTTATCGAACCGACTCATATGAGCAAGTTCATCAGGTCTCCAGTTTCCTAACACTCCTGCCGAAGCAAGATCCATTCTAGTATTTTTACTGTCGTTTTCATTAACAGTAAGTTTCTTTCTTATTGATGACATTTAATTTACCTCCACCAACTTGGTTTAGTTCTACCCTTTTCCCACTTAGCGTAATGTTTCTCGTTAATAACGTAATTACGATAAGCTAGAACAGAGTCCTCGTTTTTATATTCGTCAGGCATCGCTTGAGCAACTGGTGTCATAAGACCTCGAGTAATGTTTTTAGGCATTACATATAAGGCGTCTGACAATTTAGCAAGACTTGCATGAGTCCGTTGGTAACGATATGTATATTCGTTACCTAACGCTATAAAATGTTTATAAAGCCAATAATAGTTACCACTGCATTCTCTAGCCCAGATTGTACAGGGATGGTTCATATAAGCTTTCCTATATAACCCTACACTATCTGCATATTCGTCTCCGTCTAATAAACGGTGAGCTGTACAGAGCATCTGTGCGGTTTCTAATGGCATCTTCACTAGCATTTTATCTGGTTGCGACTTAGCCGCAATCACAGGATCTTCGTTAAAATAGAATATGTTCATAATTTTCTCCTTTCTTTAAACATAAATATAAGTACCTTTATACTTTACTTTTATGTGCAAAGTAAAGCACTTTCACATTTGATAGCAGCGTGTTGTTTTAGGCTCTATCAAATACAGGTTTTCTTTTGTTCTTGTAATACCCACATAGAATACTCTATTTTCCTCATCAGGGTTTTGTTGATAATTTTTATAAACTCTTGTAGTTATATCCGTAAGTAATACAACGTTGGTAGCTTCTCCACCTTTAGCCGCATGGATTGTAGATAATCTAATACGTGGTTGTTTAGTAATCTTTTCTCCTCTACGTAGCATGGCTCGTATGTAACTAATATCTTTAGGACTTAATAAGGTAAAAACATCATACCAATGACCATCAGGCAAGTCTGGAAGATGACTTTTAAGATCTTCGTACTGTAAAACTAAATCAGTATCTAATAAATCAAGTTTCTTAGGTGTTTTAACTTTGATATATTTTAGAATGTTTGCACATTCAGCCAAGGTTACTGTTTGACCTTTACGTAATCGTTCCCAATAGATAACTGCTCTAACCTTTGCCTCTGAAATAGACGGTCGACCTTTAACTTCGAAAAACCATCCTTCGTTTCTACAATACTCATCAACGCTTTCTAATAAATAATTTGTTCTAGCTAACACTAACCACTCACCTTGATCCATGTTTACCTGTTCTATCGTAGCTTCCCAACGTACCAAACCTTCATCTGTTCTAGGTTTCCATTCTTTATAAATACGCGAACCTACTTGACCTATACATCGACTAGCAACTTTATGTACAGAAGACGGTACTCGATAAGATTGTTTTAGTATCATAGCGTCGGTAGAATTTTTTATCAAATACTCAACATCCGCTCCCGCCCAACGATAGATTGCTTGGTCGTCATCTCCTGCGACGTATATCTTTTTGGCTTTTTCTGCTAACTTACGCACCACCGCCCACTGCAAAGGAGAAAGGTCTTGTGCTTCGTCTACGAACATAACATCTAATACAGGTACATCACCATCAACTAAAAAGTTTTGTAACATATCTGTATAATCAACAAGCAACCGATCTTCTTTAAATAACTTCAATCCTCGAGCAAAACGTTCTAGCTCAAACCAACCAACCGCATCTTCAACCTCGTGCCACTGTTCTTTTAGTGGCACGTCTCTCATCCTAGCTAAGTTTTCTATAAAGGCTAGACGATCATCATGAGTCATACCGAATAAATGACCATCATCGGAAGTTGTCCTACCTGTAAGTTTTAAATTAAGTTTTTCGTTTAGGTCTGATATGTCTGAATTACTTACTACGCTTTCTCTAGTAAGTCCTAGTTGTCTAAAAGCTAATGAATGTAGAGTACGGAAAAATGGCAGTTGTTTATTAGTAATACTAAAACGATTCATGGCTCTTTCTTTACCTTCGTTTACTGCTTTTTTAGTAAACGTGAAGAAACCAATACGTTCAGGTTCAGTACCGTTTTCTAGTTCGTCTTCGATTAAGCCAAGGAGTGTGCTAGTTTTCCCTGTTCCTGGAGGTCCAAGGATCACTTGCGTATGGCTAGGTAAGGTCATAAACCACTTCTAAAAGTTAAATTAACTCTTTCTTCTGCTCCTACTAAATCAGGAACAGCATGAGTAGCTTTCATCTGTGAGTATCCATCGAACATAATTACATCACCGTGATCAAGAAGATATAACTTCTCATCTTTTATAAAATTTTCCTTAAAATCTACATCACTGGTATTTGTATGTCGTTTTATATTATTTTGATAAGTTCTCCAAGCAAAAACTCTAGGTGCACCAAAACTTAAAGAAACAACCACGTCATCAAGAGTAGGTACAGTATCGCTGTGGTGTGGTATACCTTTATCATCAGGATAAAAACCACATAAACAAAAAGTAAATTTGATTTCTTTATCGAAAACTCTGGAAGCTACATCTTCTGCCGCAACCTTGATTAATTGCATTTTATGAGTCCATGGTTCAGGTTCATATAACTTACCTGCATAATTAAAAGTTGAATCACCAAACCCACGAGTCGGTCGACCTTTAACCATCGTGCCTTCGAACATACGTTCACGAGGATCGTCCCACTTATCTATTCCGTGCTCAAACTCTGCAAATATATGTTTGATATGTTTAATCATAATAAGTTATCGTTAAATTCTGGTAAATCATGTGGTTCGTCTTGAGCTTTAAATTCTTCTATATACCAAACGTTTACTCCTCGACCCTTGATATTAAAAAAGTGTGGTTCTCCATGTAGTTGTTTTAGTTTAGATGTTAAATTATTTCTTTGATAGTCTTTAAAGTTATGTCGATGTAAATATTCCATTAAATCACCAAGTCGAAAATAGGTTTTACCATTATCCGTCCATGGTTTATGTAATAAAAGCTCATCACGTTCTCTCGCAGGTCGTTCTGTACAAAAATTCTCTAATAGTTCTAAAAAGTGCCCTTCTGTGGAACTTTCTTTAGGAACTTCGACCACGGTTAACGCGTCTAGGAGCTGCTGGATGATCTGTCTCCAGACGTTTTCCTTAACCTTCTGAGGTATCTTATTTAGAGCATCCATACACTTTCTTTGAAATCTGTTTTGATTTAGTAAGTCATCTGTCTCTAATTCTAACCTGCCGCCTTCTACATCCAGGAACCAAATCGGTGGTTCACTATCTTGTTTAGTTAAATTACTAAATAACGGTGTACCACCATTAGCACCAATCCCATATTTACGTGTTCGACATAGCGGACTATTACAATGACTAGCTATTGGCTGATCATTACATTTATAAAAGTAATCTTTACGTTGTACTTGCTTACCGACGGTCAACACTTCTTGTGCTCCTAATGGTGGTTGCATATATTTTATATTTACATCCTCTAATCTTTTTTCCCAATCGTCAGGAAATTTCTTTCTAAGAAATACTCCTACATTAAATAATCCTGAATTACGCGTACCTTTAGGAAACCCCTGTACGATTAAATGTTGTATACACGGGGGTGATTGATCTAACCAATCAATAGCTTCGTTTAATGGACTAGCTTCTAATTTTTCTAACTCGTTTGGAGTTAAGGCTAGTTCAGATGCGAAGTTAAGGAACTCTTCTGGAGTTAACGCTCCACCGTCTCTACCGTAAGCATAACGTGTTGAGTTCTCTCCTCCGAAGTAAGGCATATTTAACGTGCTACCTCTATCACCACGTTCTAATAATAGTTGTGTTTGTTTAGGAAATATCTCTGCTTGACCGTAGCCGATTGCCGCGGCTAATTGTCTAAGTTTTCGTTGTAGCATCGAAGCCGCAACAGGTTCTTGTAGGAAGATATAAATATGTGCTCCTCCGCTTTTACTTCGACAAAGTATTAGAGGTAGTTCTTGTTTAGCTAGTTTCTTAGAGAGGTCTTTTAAATCTAGTTGATACTCATCAACATCGATCGCTCCCCATACACAGCTATTGTTTTCATCTATCGCTACAATCCCTACGCTTTGACGACCTGACAAGTGGTCATCCCACAGTTTCAGAAGATCTTTATCAGATAACTCCTTAGATATGGTGATGTTTTTACCACTTGCCTTGCCATCCTCTCGAGTTTCATCACTTGCGGTAAACGTACCGTAAGCTTTCCGCAATCCAGCATAGCGTGTAGCAAATTTCTCTGCTAACGACATAAAACCCCTCCTTGTTAGATTGCGTCGTCAAACGTAGTATCTTTTACGTCATCTCTTTGATGTTCCTCTTTAACTTGAACGTCTCCTGCTCTTGCCGCAGACATAAAGTCTTTAGCCATCATTGCAATAGGCATCTCTGTAGCACCTTCTTGGTTAACAGAATATCCGTTCCAACTACCTTTATCGTTAGACTGTGTGGTTGTAGTAAGTCTATAAGTATAAGCAAACATTGGTGCTTCTACAGACTCACCTTTACTGTTTTCTACTCTAGCCATTCTTAACATCGTTAACCATTTTCTAGCTACACCTAATTGTGTAGAAGTAAACGTTACTACAGCCTGTTGTGGAGAACCACCTTCTAATACTAAAACGAAAAACTGTGCAGTTTCTACAATCTCGTTACCGTCTGGCGTATATGACCGTCTAGTTTCAGGATCTTTAGTACATTTAGATAAGATAGAAATGTCATGGTTAGCGTTCACTAAACCACCACCTTTCTCTCTAGGAATCCATTCGATGTACTTTTTGTTATAAGCACACGGAACAATTAATATTCCTTTTTCTCCGTCGTGGGCTTCACCTGTAACGGTGTTATACAGATCACCCGCACTCGCACCTTGTACATAACTACCATGTTGTTTTTGTAGTTGTGGTGACATGGGTTGAAGAACTCTTATAAAGGGGATCGCAAAATCCTCTGTAGTTGTTTCTTCTAGTCCTGTACCGCCTGACAATAAAGTATCGTCAAAAGTGCTGATAGCGGTATTAGATGTTTCAGCTATATCTTTTTTATCTGTCATAATTAATCCTTTTTAATGGTTGCTTTAGTACCTATATAGATACCAAATGGTTCGGTTGGTATATCGTTACCCGAAGTAAACTGCTCTTTTACAAAAGCTTTTAATGTACTCGGATGAACACTCTGTCGCACTTCTGGTGATAGACCTCTAGATTGCAGAGCCGAAACAGTTTCGTCTACGACTGTGCTTTCCTCACGTCCGAACTTTAAAAGAACCTCGTTCTTTATAAGTCCTTCGTGACCGTTTTCTACTAACCACTGATATGCTACTTCTTGGTTTGCCTTCGATATGTGAGCGTTATAGAACTCATTAATAGAGATTTTCTCTCCAGTACTAAGTACTATTTGATTAAGACCTGCTGCTTGCATCGCATCAGGTAGTTCTTGCTCCGAAGTTAAACGAAGTTCTTCTTTCTTAGCTTTGAGATCTTCTTCTAACGTGGCTACTTGCCTAGCTAGTTGAAGTTGTTTCTTAGCTAAGTTAGAAACAATATTAAGTTCTCCGTCAGATACTTCATTCGTCCATTCTTCAACGGATTCCGTACCGACTAAGTCCTCAAAAGTTGGTTTATTCATCTATTTCTCCTTTCTGATGTAGATCGATATCAACAGGATAGTATAAACTTTCCTGTCGATCCCACTTTAATATACTATATCTACCTCGGTTATAAAATGCAGCGATAGAACACGCTACGCCAATGGCGGCAGGATCGCCTATTAATAATAAGTAATCTCCTTCTTTGAAGTCCTGTAAGAGTTTTTTCATCCTACGAACAGAGGGAGCAGCACTTAACATAATTTGTGTGTTAGAGGGTAACAGAACTTGAAAATCACCATAGCTTCTAGCCGAGGCAATGTTGCGTCCTGGAATCTCCTGTACGACATATACTGTCACTTTTTTCTCCTTTCTTATTTCTAGAACTTAAATAATATCTAGCAATACCGACAAAGTAAAGCTATTAGTTATATAGTAGTTTTAAGAATAAAAAAGTTTATAGGAAAAACTTTTCGAAAACTACTAATATCGGTAATAATCTAATAGATTTTTAAACAAAGCCAGTGTTTAAGAGTGTTACAGTCTATTAGATTGTACGATTCAATCTATTAGAAACTACTAATTCTATTAGAGGGCATGAGAAAACTTTTTAGTTTGGGGCTTTTTATAAGTAAATTGTAATATATAATGGGAACTAGAAATTAGAAAGAATATGCAGTATAAGTTTAAAACCAAGCCCTATGAGCATCAGCTTGAGGCATTAAAAAGATCATGGAATAAGCGTGAATATGCTTATTTTATGGAAATG